GAGTGCAATGGTCAGGCCAAAATAACGAAACGAGTTGGGGGACTGTCCCTTCTACACAAGCTGATTTCCAAGATCTAGTCGGTAACGGCGGCAAAATAATGGCGATTACTGGCGGTGATATTGGCGTGATATTTCAAGAGCGCTCAATATGGGAGATGCGCTACGAGGGGCCGCCTTTAGTTTGGTCGTTTAATGAGGTTTCGGTCGGAATTGGCACGCCTTCTGAAGGTTCTGTGGTGCGTTACGGCAATAGTGTTTTCTTTTTATCAGAATCCGGCTTTCAGCGTTACGACATAGGAAAAGGCACAACACCAATTGGCGACCAAAAGGTTGATCGCTGGTTCTTGGACCGGGTGAATAAAGAAAGTTATTACACCATTTCATCTGCAATCGATCCCGCAAATTCTAAAGTAGTTTGGTCGTATGCCAACGGTGCATCGGGTAATGATGAATTGTTGATTTACGATTGGAAGTCAGGGCGCTGGGGTTATGCGGTAATCGACACAGAAATTATATTTGATGGCTTATCGCCAGGTTACACGATGGACTCGTTAGATTCGGTGGGTGGCAACACTTATACGCTCGATAGTTTGCCAGCATCACTTGATTCTGATTTGTGGAAAGGCGGTGCAGCTGGTTTATATGGCTTTAATACCAGCCATAGATCAGGCGATTTCACCGGAACAGCTTTAACAGCACGCTTAGAAAGTGAGGAAGTGGGAAGCGAAAACACCAATATTTTAACGTGCAACAACGTATTGCCGTTAGTTGAGGGCTCAACCGCTATTAATACCGTCTATGTGGCCACTAGAGCCAATCAAAACTCAGACATTACTTACTCGTCGGGTGTGACGGTTAATAGCGCCACAGGGCAACACAATTTGAGAAAGAGTGCGCGTTATATGCGATTTCGAGTTGATATTGCCGGTGGTTTTGATCATGCGCTTGGCGTTCGAGCCAACATAGCAGCGAAAGGACTTAGATAATGGCCAACCCTTATAGCGAAGCGTTATTAGATACAGTCACTAGCACTGGCATCACTGGAACGATGATGCGTGATTTTGTAAATAAGGCAAAACCTACAAGCCAAGAGGACGCGTTATCAAAAATTGATGAATTTGTTACAAACCCTGGTATGCGTGGTTTTGTAAGAAACGAATTTTCTAAACCTAATTATAATTTATCTGGTCTTTTAGCTACGGCAGAAGGGCAAAAGCCAGAAAATCGTGCAGCAAAACGCCAAGCTGATGCGTTATCAGAAGCAGGTTTTAGCCCGACTCCATTATGGAACTTACCCGACAACGTAGAAGCGGCGGCCTATTATGTAAACCCAGCTCAGTTTGACGCAAAAGAACTCCCTTACAATATGGTCGGAGTTGGCGCAACCAATTACGGGGTAGATTTAGATAACGTCACAGACCGATTTCAGAACATTTGGGAAACTTATGGACAGTATGCCGAAGGTGTAAAGCCCTGGTCAGAAAGCCCCATTCCTGAATCAGAAGCCAAAATGGGTGGCAATAAGTCTATCTGGAACGGGATGAAAGACTTTTTAGGGCCGCAAGGTGGCGGCTCGCGTGGTCGTTATGGCCCCGAAGCGGCGGCAGCTTATGAGAATTATTTAAAAACAGGTCAGATCAGTGATGCTTTGCCTGTTGGTTTTGCCTTTGACGCTTTTGATTACGGCGGCCGATATACTGGAAACAAATTCCAGAATAAAAAAGGCTCAATATTTGATCGATTTGTGGCGCCAGCGCTAACTATTGGCGCATCAATTATTAATCCCTATTTAGGCGCGGCGACTGCTGCAACAATCGGCGGCATACAAGGAAAACCGATAGGTGATATTGCGTTAGATGCGGCGCAAGCTGGAGCGGCTGGTGCTGGCGCGGGAATAGTGAGAGGTGCTGGCGGTTTTGCTAATTTAAGTCCAGGGCAAATTGCAAAATTAACAGCGCTTACAGCAGGAAATACATTAGCCACTGGTTTGCGAACAGATTTTGATCCAGCATTAACAGGATTGACAGCCGCTACTACATCCGGCGGCTTAAGCTCGGCGGCTGGCGCGTTAGGTGACGTGTTACCCGATGCAATTACAGATATACCAGGAAACATAGGCGACGCATTAGGAAACCCGATACAAGGCATTAGAGACGCATTACCTGATTTTATGACAGGCGCATCTAATTTGCCTTCTAACATACCTGAAGGCGCTTTTGATTTAGAGGGTGCATTAACTGGTCAAATACCAGATCCGTTATTTCCAAATGGCATACCAATTGAAACAAATTCTGGCTATTACCTTCCTAACTGGCGTAACGCATCTAATCAGCTCGTCGATAATCCATTAGTAAATTTAAACAATTCCTATATAGCAAATACTTTAAGCCCAGATGATGTTAATTACTTTGATACCAGCCCAAATGTTAATCGTGGACTTTTTAACGATAATTTTGTTGCAGCAGAAAATAATCCGTTTGATTATGTAGGAACAAATACAATCCCAGGATTTGATGTTGCTAATCCTGTTCCTGGTTTTTCTTCTGTAGTGGCGCCGACTGTCGATATACCAGCCTCGACAACATCATTAAGCCCAACAGCACCAGGCCAAGGTTTTGTAAGCCCTGATTACAGCTTGCCAATATTAAAAGCGGAGGAACAATTAACTAACAGTTTGTTTCCTGAAGGCAGTACGGCAGACACAACATTACAAAACAATATTAATCCTTTTTTAAGAAGCGACAGTTTTATACCGCCAGAAATACCCGATCCTGCTGTTGATACGTTATTTGGCGAAGGTCAGTTTAATGTCAATAATCCTTTTGCAGACCAACCCAATTACATCGACGAATTTACTTTAGAGCCAGATTCAATTTTAGACAAAATAAAAGACAATCCATTTGAAGCAACCAAGCTCGCGCTAGGGGCGGCTAGCGAGTTTTTTCCTGATGAAACTGCAACTGCAACCGCAGGCGCAAGCGGCAATCCTTTTCAAATGCCACAAGCTCCAGCAGTAACAGGGCGTCCAAGGATGCCGTATGAATTAGGCTTTACGCCGATGGAATTTACACCAATCAACTATCGTTCTTTTTATAATCCTTTTATGGGAGTATGACATGGCCCTCGAATACGCCAATTATCGACCGAATTTAAACCCATTGAATATGGGTGCAACTAACATGAACGCGCCAGGCATGATCACAACCAGCGCAACAACATCCCCCTATGCCGGCCAACGACCGTATTTAGACGAAAGTTTTGCAGAAGCACGCAGACTTTATGAAACTGGTGGTCCAAAAGGTTTTGGGCAATCAAAATTCGCAGATTTTAGTGCACCAACCGAAACCGCGTTGCAAAACATACAAAACACCGCAATGGCTGGTAGCCCAAATATTGGTATAGGCCAAAACTTACTAGGGCAGACATTGTCAGGCGATTTTTTAAACTCAAATCCTTACTTAGACCAAATGTATAACCAAGCAGCTGATAATGTCACACGAAACTATCGTGAAGCGGTTGCGCCGTCTATTGGCGCTAATGCAGATGCGCAAGGTCGTTTTGGTTCAGGGTTATATCAAAACATGATGGCTAATTCGCAACGTGAGCTAGGCGATTCTTTAGGACGCCTTGCAACCAATGTTTATGGGCAAAATTACGCGACCGAAAGAGGCCGACAAGATTCGGCGATGGGCAAAATACCAGGCATGGCTAACCTTAATTATTTTGACGCAAGCCAACTATTAGGCGCTGGTAAAATGCGCGATGAGCAGGCGCAAAATCAATTAGCCGACCAATACAATCAATATATGTTTGATCAAACCAGACCGACAAGAGCCTTGCAAGATTATCAAAATGCAATCACTGGCAATTTTGGTGGTACTAGTGTTATGCAACAGCCCGATTATGCGGATAAGACCATGAGAAATATTGGTGGTGGAATTGGTATAGCTGGCGGTTTGATGGATTTGTACAGCAACTATAAAGCATTAGGTACGTAACAATGGCAGAAATTAAAGATTATTCAGTCACAGCTGATGATAACAACTCGGCAAGTCCAAATGGTATGCCTGAGAACATGGCCCCATCTGGGGTCAATAATAGCTGGCGTGAATCGTTTGCCAGAGTCAAACGCTGGTATGAGGACATCAACGGCACTA